GGTAAAGACTAATGGACCTTATAACCTTAGACTTTGAAACATTTTATGACAAAGATTATTCTCTGCGTAAAATGACAACAGAAGCCTACGTCCGTGATCCTCGTTTTGAGGTGATCGGCGTGGCTATAAAAGTAAACAATGGAGAAACGGAGTGGGCTAGTGGCACGAAAGAACAGGTTAAAAAGTATCTCGACACCTTCAACTGGGGCGAAGCTATGTTACTTTGTCATAATACTATGTTTGATGGTGCCATTCTTAATTGGTGTTTTGATATTCGTCCTCGGATGTATACCGATACTCTGTGTATTGCCCGTGCCCTACATGGGACTGAAGCTCGCGCAAGTCTCGCTGCGTTATCTGAAAGGTACAATCTCGGCGTTAAGGGGACAGAGGTCTTGGACGCACTTGGAAAAGGGCGTAGAGATTTTGAACCCGAAGAACTAGGTGCGTACGGGGACTATTGTATCAATGACGTAAACCTAACGTATAAGTTGTTTAGTGTTATGGCACGTAAGTTCCCTAAGTCGGAGCTACGTTTGATTGACCTTACCCTGCGTATGTACACTGAGCCTACACTAGACTTAGATGGTGACCTGCTAGCCTCACATCTTACCGACATCAAAGAGCGTAAGGATAAGTTGTTAGTAGATGCAGGTGTGCCTGACAAGAAGGAGCTGATGTCTAACCCCAAGTTTGCTGAGTTGCTAAAAGGGTTTGGGGTAGAACCTCCTATGAAGATTAGCCCGACCACAGACAAAGAGACGTTTGCGTTTGCTAAATCAGACGAAGGGTTCAAAGCACTGCTCGACCATGAGAACGAGAAGGTGCAGTCTTTAGTAGCGGCACGGCTCGGCACCAAGTCTACCTTGGAAGAGACACGTACACAACGTTTCATAGACATTGCCCGGCGCGGCCTTCTACCCGTACCTGTAAGATATTATGCGGCGCATACGGGACGTTGGGGTGGCGACGACAAGATAAACCTACAGAACCTACCTAGCCGTGGTCCGAACGGCAAGAAATTAAAGAGTAGCATTGTGGCCCCCGAGGGGTATTCCCTTATAGATTGTGACAGTTCACAGATCGAAGCACGGGTGTTGGCATGGTTAGCAGGTCAAGATGATCTCACCACTGCGTTTGCCAATGGGGATGATGTGTATAAGCACATGGCGTCCAGTATATATAACGTGCCATCAGACGGGGTGAACAAGGATCAGAGGTTCGTGGGTAAGACTACAATCCTCGGTGCAGGGTACGGCATGGGTGCAGTCAAGTTTCAAGCACAGTTGCAGACGTTTGGTTTTGACATGAACCTTGATGAAGCACGTCGCATCATTGACATATACCGAAGTACCAACGGGGCTATCAGTCAGCTATGGCGTGATGCCAACAACATGGTGCAGTGTATGGCGCGTGGCGATAGCGTACAGTTTGGTAAGTCAGGTGTCTTGCAAGTAGACGCACGGAAGAACGCCATCATGTTACCCTCTGGACTGCCTATGTTTTATCATGGCTTGGCGGCAGAGAAATCCGAACGTGGCTACGAGTATACCTACCGAACAAGAAAAGGTCCGAATCGGATATATGGCGGTAAGGTGGTGGAGAACGTGTGTCAAGCTGTTGCACGTTGTATCATAGGGCACCAAATGATACTGCTTGCCAAGAAGTACAAGGCTGTGCTAACTGTACATGACTCAATAATCACATGTGTACGTGACGAAGAACTAGATGAAGCGCAAGCGTACATGGAAGAGTGCATGAGCCAGACGCCCGATTGGGCCGAAGGATTACCTATCACCTGTGAAAGTGGCACGGGTAAATCATACGGAGAATGTGAGTGAGGCAGCATATTTTTGAAGTAGGCCAATTAGACGATTTAGTTTCGCACAAAGCATTATCCGAAGCCTTGACGTCTTTTCCTACTCTAACGCCAAATGGTTTTGCAAAATCGCTAGACGAAGTGCCCCTTGCTGGTCGCATAGACCCAGAACACGTCCACCTGTGTATCAAATGGATAGAAGCTAATATGGTGCTTAGTACCAAACCAATAATAAATGTACGTCAAAGTAGCTACACACTAAAACATTGGGTTGAGAAAGACTACAGTGAGTACGTAACCAACGGCGCGTTTATATGCGCTGCTCACTACATGGGTGCTGATATTCAGATACGCAGGGCAACACCTAACCCAATGTTTAATTTATTTATGCGAAAAAGACGCAAATGACAAAAGTATCGCCGTGGTCGTTTAGTAGAATTAAAGCATTTGAGCAGTGCCCTAAACAGTTCTACCATGAGAAGATACTCAAAGAGTTTCCGTTCAGGGAGACTGAGGCTATACTGTATGGCTCCGCATTTCATAAGATGGCAGAAGACTTTGTAGGTAAGGATGTGCCTGTGCCTAAGAAGTTTGGCTTTGCCGAAGAAGCACTGGTATCACTGAAAAACCGCAAGGGCGATAAGCTGTGCGAGATAAAGCTAGGTATAACAGAAAACCTAGAAGCCTGTGACTTCTACGCCAAGGACGTTTGGTTCCGTGGTATTGCTGATCTGGTAATACTCGACGATGATCTTGCGTGGGTGGTGGACTACAAGACAGGCAAGTCAGCAAAGTACGCAGACAAGGGTCAGCTAGAATTAATGGCCTTGGGCGTGTTTGCAAAGTACCCCCAAATCAAAACTGTACGTGCAGGATTACTCTTTGTTGTGTGTAATGCCTTGGTAAAAGATACTTACATGGAGTATGATAGCGGCAAGCTGTGGGAAAAGTGGTTGGGTAAGTACGCTCAAATGAAGACTGCGGCAGATGAAGATATGTGGAACGCACGACCTAACGGGTTATGCAGACGCCACTGCCCTGTAATTGAATGTGTTCACAATGGAGCAAACGGATGAGAAAACGTAAAAAACAAGTCAACGCCCCCGTAGGTAGTGCTACGTTTGAGAGACGTATGGAACGTCAGCGTGCGCGGCGCAAGGTTGATAAAGAAGGCGTAGACCGCAACGGTAACGGTAAGGCCGACAAACGTGAAGGTAAAGATGTCAGCCACAAGAAGGCTTTGGTCAAAGGTGGCAAGAATAGAGACGGAATACGTATAGAGAGTTCGAGTAAGAACCGCGCCCGTAACTATAAGAAGAAAAAATAATTCGGGCAGTTGCCCGAAAGGAGAACTAAATGCAGATTATTGATGGTAAGGCGTTGCTGTTAAGGCTACGCAATCCAAAACGTGTCACTGAAACAGTATCAAAGAGTACCGAAGTGCGCGATAACGAGGTGTTGGTGAACTGGGGCATTGATGAGATGCACACACTAAAACGCCTTAATATCAACGTGCCATCACCCATACAGAGCCAGTATACGTGGACGGGTAAACACGTACCCTTTGACCACCAGAAGAAGACATCAGCTTTCTTTACTATGAACCGCAAGTCCTTTTGCTTCAACGAGCAGGGTACGGGCAAGACCGCAAGTGCAATATGGGCGGCTGACTACTTGATGAAACAAGGCAAGATCAATCGCGTGTTGGTTATCTGCCCTCTATCTATTATGGATTCAGCATGGCGCGAAGACCTGTTTACCTTTGCTCCACATCGCAGTGTAGACATAGCTCATGGTGCATCTAAAAAACGTAAGGCAATCATAGAACAAGGCGCAGAGTTTGTCATAATAAATTATGATGGTGTAGAAATCGTGTCCAAAGAGATAGCGGAAGGCGGCTTTGACCTTATCGTTGTAGACGAGGCGACACACTACAAGAACACACAGTCTCAACGGTGGAAGACATTAAAGCGCTTGATAAAAGATGATACATGGCTGTGGATGATGACGGGCACACCTGCCGCACAGTCTCCGCTTGATGCCTATGGCTTGGCTAAAATGGTCAACCCCGACTCAGTGCCACGGTTCTTTGGTTCTTTCAGAGACATGGTGATGCGCAAGATCACACAGTTTAGGTGGATAGTTAAACCCGAAGCAACTGACCTTGTGTTTAACGTATTGCAACCTGCCATACGGTTTACCAAAGAAGAATGTCTTGACTTGCCTGACATGACGTATGTGAAACGCAAAGTAGAGTTAACGAGGCAACAAAAGAAATACTACGACCTGTTAAAGAAGAAACTTGTTATGACGGTGGGTGGTGACGAGGTAACTGCAATCAATGCCGCTGTTGTTATGAACAAGCTCTTACAAATATCAGCAGGGGCAGTCTACACAGATGAGGGTGACACCTTAGAGTTTGACATCAAACACAGATACAAAGTGTTGCGAGAGGTGATCGACGAGAGTAGCCAGAAAGTTCTCATATTCGTGCCGTTCAGACACACCATTGACATACTCACAGATAAATTGCGTAATGACAAAATTACCACTGAAGTCATACGTGGTGACGTACCTGTGAATAGACGCACGGATATATTTAAACGGTTTCAAACAACTAATGAACCACGTGTGTTAGTTATCCAACCGCAATCAGCGGCACATGGTGTTACGTTAACAGCAGCTAATACAGTTGTGTGGTGGGGGCCAACGCCTTCATTGGAAACCTATGCGCAAGCAAACGCACGGGTGCATCGGTCAGGTCAGAAGCATCCATGTACTGTCGTACAGCTTCAAGGCTCTGCTGTGGAAAAGCGTGTTTACTCACTGCTTGATAATAGAATTGACGTCCACACAAAAATGATTGATTTATACAAAGAAATACTTGACTAGCGTATTGTTCAATACTACAGTGTAATTCTCGCTAGTGTAGGAGGATTAAGATGAGCGATAATTCTGATATACCTGCGGACAAACTTACTAAGGCTTACATTAAGATAAGGTCAGAAAGGTCACTACTGTCTGCGGATTTCAAAGAAAAGGACGGAGCGTTGGTTCGCCAACTGGATGTCTTGAAGAAAGCGTTGTTAGACTATTGTGATGTACACAATGTCGAGAGCGTACGAACCTCTGAGGGTTTGTTTTTTAGGTCTAGTAAAACAAAATACTGGACGGGGGATTGGGAGTCTATGTACGCATTTATAAAAGAACATGACATGCCCGAGTTCTTGGACCGCCGTTTGAACCAGACCAATGTCAAACAATTCCTAGAGGAAAACCCAGATGTTATGCCGAAAGGTCTTAACATTGATGTTGAGCATGTAATCTCAGTTAGGAAGAAGTAATGGCAGAACCCTTTGTGCAAATAGAGGAGTTGGCAAAGCACTTTGCAGTGTCGATTTCTACAATAAGAGCGTGGGTACGGCAGGGGCACATCCCTAAAACCACGTACATCAAGATCGGGAATACATACCGATTTAATAAAACCTCAGTGACTGAAGCACTTACAAAGAGTGCGCAGGACGTGGACGAGACTTTAATTGAAGAGCAATTAGAGTTCGATTTTAACCCAGACCAAGACGTATAACGCCAGATAGGAGAACGATATGGCAGAGATTTATATTATTGAAAACGTGGAAGCACTATGGCCCAAACTTAATCAGACATACGCGTTTGATAAAAAAGCCAACAAGCACATGCCTTGTGGTCCACGAGATACTAACGCTGCATTTTCTGTAGACTTTCGTGCAGATAGTGGCACTGCGAAAGCATTGTTCGCACAAATGAGTGGCGCGTATAATGCCAACAGAGAGAAATCTTGGCCCGAAAAGCTAACGATGGAAGCGTCACCGTTGGTTAAAGACGACGATGGTACGTTTAAAGGTACGTCTAACATAAAAGGTGCTTACAGCGGTAAGGTTACACTGAAGCCTGTGGAGCTAGACAGCCAAGGTAATTCGTTACCCGACGATTTTGAATTGACCACAGGTAGCACAATAAACATTGCGGTGACCTTTGTTCCTTATCACATGTCAAAAGACAACTGGGGTGTGAGCCTACGATTGCAAGCTGTGCAAGTAATCAAATACATCCCTAGATCAGTGCGTAATCCGTTTGGTAACGTAGCAGGTGGCTATGTTGTTGAAGTTAATGAAGCTGAAGAAACTGCTAAGAAAGCATTTCAGTCAAACAACGTGCTAGAAGTAGCGGAAGATACCACAGACGTAGACGATATGTTTGAAGATGAGCCAGTAAAAAAGACTGCAAAAAAAGCAGAGACTGCATCATCGGAAGAAAAACTCGACTTAACCAATATAGTTGAAGGTTGGGACGACTAAACGATCCTATGCCACGGCTATTAATTTAGCCGTGGTTAACCTTACAATGGCGAGTGGTGGCTATGGAAACGAAAAGATTTTTAGACTTAGTATTAGAGGACGATGGTCATTACTGCGTATTTGCGGCAAGAGATGGCACCGTCAAGCAGAAGTTCTATACCTCTGTAGAAGATGTTATAAGCGCGGCTACGGATTTTGATGCGAATGGGTATGACGCCTACTTTGCACTAGCCACGTTAGAAGAAGCAGGTTCACGCAAGGCAGATAACGTCAGGTCGTTGAAATCATTCTTCCTAGATTTAGACTGTGGTCCAGACAAAGAGTTTGTTGACCAGAAGACCGCAATTACAGAACTAAAACATTTCTGTAAGAGTAACAATTTACCCACACCAACTCTTATTAACTCGGGGCGTGGTGTGCATG